GGGCGGGGGGGGATTGTCGGCGGCCAGAATGCTGTCGCCGCGCGAAATGTCGACATCGCTGTCGAGCGTGAGGGTGAGGGCGCTGCCGGCTTCGGCGCTTCGGGCTTCGCCTTGCGGGGTGTAGATGGTGGCGATTCGGGCGCTTTTACCCGAGGGCTGCACGCGGATTTCGTCGCCCACGCTCAAGCGGCCGGCTTCGAGGCGGCCTTGGTAGCCGCGGAAATCGTCGCTGCTGCTGCCGTCTTGGCGGGCCACGCGCTGCACGGGAAAATGGGCGCTCAAACGGGCGGCGCGGCTGCGTTCCACCGGTAGGCTTTCAAGCAGCGGCAAAAGCGGCAGGCCGCGATACCACGGCGTGTGTGCGCTGGCGGCCACGATATTGTCGCCGGCCAATGCGCTCACGGGCAGGTAGTGGATTTGTGCGGCTAGGCCGATTTGCGCAGCGAGCGTGCGGTAGGCCTCGGTGATGGCGCGGTATTTTTGTTCATCGAAATCAAGCAAATCGAGCTTGTTGACGGCCACAATGATGTGCGGCGTGCCCAAAAGCTTCAAGATGGCGCTGTGGCGGCGGGTTTGCGGCAATAAGGCGGGGCTGCTGCCGGAAAAATCGACGCGGGTGGCATCAATCAGCACAATGGCAGCGTCGGCGGTGGATGCGCCGGTGACCATATTGCGGGTGTATTGCTCGTGGCCGGGAGTGTCGGCGATGATGAATTTGCGTTTGGCGGTGGCGAAATAGCGGTAGGCCACATCAATGGTGATGCCTTGCTCGCGCTCGGCGGCGAGGCCGTCGGTGAGACCGGCAAAGTCGGGCGCTTGGCCGTTGGCGGCGGATTGCGCGAGCTTGTCGGCTTGGTCGCTCAAGAGCGTGCGGCTGTCGTAGAGCAGGCGGCCGATCAGGGTGGATTTGCCGTCGTCAACGCTGCCGGCGGTGATAAAACGGAGCAGGGGGGCGGTGGATTGGGTCATGGTTTCCTCAGATTCGGGCGGCTTTTGAATGCTGCTTACTTTAGCGAGGCCGTCTGAAAAAGGGAAAGAATGCTTTGTTGTAATCAAATGCGCTTTGGTTATATAGTGGAATGTAAGAAAAAGTGACACGAACTGCATTCTGAAACAGCGTAGCTTGGGTTGCCAAACCCAACATTTCAGACGGCTTGTGGATTTGTTGGGTTTTCAATCCAACCTACTTGCCGTATCATTTTTTATGCATTCCATTTTTTATGCATTCCATTATTTATGCATTCCATTATTTATGCATTCCATTATATGTGGTGTATATGTGGTGCGGGTGGGGAAACCCTAGGCCGTCTGAAAAAAGGTTTCAGACGGCCTTTGTGTGCCATGCGTACGATTACGCTTTGTTTTGACAAAGCTAATCGTACCTACGTTTGCTGGCATCCGACATTTTTCGCAGCCCTAAAAATCTTGTTCTGCGAACAAGTGTCGGATTCGAGAATCCGACCTACCCGCCTTGCTGCGTTTTTTTGCTTTGAATGCAAAAAATAAGGCCGTCTGAAAAAAGTTTCAGACGGCCTTATATATTGCACCCCATGAAACAGGGGTCTTGACAAGATTTAAATTATCTTAACGCATCGCCCCTTTAACCAGCCAAGTGAAGGGGCGAAATCATGACTAAAGAACAAATCCAATCCATATCTACCGATAACAAAACCGTTATTGTCAACAGAATCAATAAAAAATACGAACTGACTTTTCGCAAAGAAAACCGTCTGATGTGCACAATTTGGCTGCACCACTATCAGCAAATCGACCCGATTATCACAAAATTTTTAGCAACCGGTGAAGTGGATGCCGGTGGCGTTTGGATGGTGTAAGCATGAGTGCGCCGATTGTCCAAAAAGAGGCCGAAGCGTTAGCGGCTGACGCAGTGCGCGCTTGCGCGCATGGGGCAGACGCTGACGCGCAAGGCCGCCCCCCTAGACTAACAGGGGGGGAGCAAACAAAAAGCCCAAATGTCGCGGGTGCGGAGCAAGCTAGTCAAATTGATTATTTTTCTCATTTCGTTACTGATGGCAAAGGCCGCTTAATCGAAGTACCTCAAAGGCGTGGAAAGCAAGACGGCGTATTTATTGATTGGTTGAGCATTACTTTCCATGAAGACACCTTGATACGTATTACCGGCCATCCGCTTGTATCTGATATGGAATATATGTATGTCCTAAGTCAAAAACTTGAGCAAATTTTTGGCTTTGGAATTACAAAGAAATGTAAGTCAAAAGGCAATAAATTTTACGAAATGATGTTTCGTTTGGGGTCTGATGAAGCCGATTATGGTGAAGTACATTACGGCGGTCAACGCAGTACCGTATTGATTGAATTGAAAGGTCTTGGTTGCAATTTGGCTTCAGATGGCTGGGAAAAAAGAATGTTTGAATTTCTCTCATCTGCAATCAGGCCGCGAATTACCCGTGTTGATTTGGCATTGGATTTTTTTGGCGGTGAATATAGCCCTGAGCAAGCATTGTTAGATCACGATAACGGCTTTTTTGACAATCACAATATGCGTCCGAAGTCGGAAATGTACGGAACAGCGTGGCGGAAAGAAGATGGTTCAGGCAAAACATTTTATGTCGGGAAAAAGAAAAATGCCCGTTTTGTCCGTGTTTACGAGAAAGGACGTCAACTGGGCGATAAAGATAGCTTGTGGTGTCGCTTTGAAATCCAAATGAATCACGGTGATATTGAAATACCTTTAGACGCATTGATTTTTCCGGGCGGATATTTCGCCGGTGCATTTCCGATATGCCAAACGTTTAAAAACATGAGCCATGAAAAACGCATTTCGGTGCGCGAAAAAACGTTAAACATGACCTTTGAACACAAGGTTAAGCACGGCAGAAATGCCGTCGGCGGATTGATTAACTTTATGAAAGATGTTGGTTTAGACGCTGAGCAGATTGTAGATATGTTAAAGGCGGAAGAAGAGGGCAAATATCCAAAAGGTCTTGAACCGGCACGCTATGACGTAGATGAACTTTTAGAAGCCAAGAGATACGGCTTTTTACACGAATCATCGGAAGCTGAATTATCGCTTGAAATGGATGATTTTATAGGCTGGAAAGCATCGGATGATTTTAATCACAAGCAACGGCTTGAAGGGTTAAAGCCTAATGAATGGAAAGATGATTACGAATATCAATTGTGGCTTTCAAGGCTTAACTATGAAGCTTTACCCGAATTCAAAAAGCTCGATATTGCAGAACAAGAATATATCGAAAGCATAAGAAGAATCCAGATTGCAAACTCTCGCTATCGTTTCAGTTTGGCTTATTACGTTAACCATAGCAGGAAACCATTTAACACTATATGAAAGGTAAATAAAAATGTTCGAACAAAATCAGATTGTGCAATATCCCGCTACCTTGTTGGGTGCCAAAAAATTCAAGGGTGATATTGATGGCAACAAAATTGATAGTTGTACGGTTTTGGTTGCAACACCTATGCCTAGCGCTACCGGCAATGCTGTGGGTTTTACCGCTGCCAATATGCGCTTTGGCGAATCCGATAATTTCAAAAAACTCGAAAATTTGAAATTTCCCATTTCGGCAATGGTGACAGTTGAAATGACTTCTACCGGTAAGGGTATGGTTCCTGTTTTGAAAGATTTCATGGTGCAACAGCCTAAGGGATAAATCATGTCTAAATTTGAACAGCGGTATATCGTTCAAGATTTGGAAAGCCATGAATTTATCTATCCTGATCCATTTGGCGATATTGGTTTCACGGCCAATCTTAAAGCAGCGGGGAAGTATGAAAGCTATGAAGATGCTTTAAGTGCCGGTGTAGAAGAGATAGGCGGGAATTTCCAAATTTTTAGTTTTTACGAGAAAACTGAATAACAGTTTCAAGCTCGGCGGGTGGCTTGGATATCCTTCACATAGCCCGCAACATCTATTTTTTTAAAGGAAAACAATCATGAAATTCATGAATCAAGCAAAGCGCCACGGCGCAAAACTGGCTGTTGTAGTGGCCGCTCCGCTCGCCTTGGCTGCGCAAGCCTATGCGGCAATCCCTGAAGAAGCAAAAACCGCCATTGAAGGCGCAAAAGCTGATGGTATTGAAGCCGGTTGGCTCGTAATTGGTGCTATTGCTGCTCTTTTCGTCTTCTCACTCGTTCGCCGTGTTTTGCGCTAAGAAGGCCTGAAATGTACTACCAAGTCGGAAATCAATGTTTAGAGCAGCAACAGGCCGAAAACGTCTATTTCGGCTTGGTGGTACCTGTGCTTACACAAGACGGCCAAATCATAAAGCCCGAACACAACGGCACTGCGTGGCAGCTAAACGGCCAAATCATCCAAGCAAATCTGCCCGAATGCAATCCTGCCGACAACGTTAAAAATGGATTAGAAATCGGCTGGCTCGTCTTTGGCGTTATGGCCGCTTGTTACTTTGTGATTGTCATAAAGAGAATGCTTAAATGATTGATATCTACTTTTTGCTAGGCCTTGCCGTGCCGGTCATCATCGGCATGATGATTTTTAAAGACTGATAAATATGCTAAATTCACGCTTTCGACAAACCAATAACGAAAGTGAGAATTTAAGATGTTTTATATCACAGAAGACGAATTAAGATTCAAACAAAATACGGTTAAAGAATATTTTAATCAAAAGCTTAATGCTATCTGCATGTCTGAATTATTTATTTTGAAAGATAAATATCCTGTCAATGCAGATTATTTTATTAACTTCGCAAAAAGCTATTTTCAATTTTATTTGAATAGAACTTATTTAGATGATGTTGTCGTCTTTTTTGAGGATGGTTCTATTTTGAAAATTCATTTTAATGAAAATGGGTTCAGTTGGTCGGAACATTATGATAGTCAAATTTCAACTGCATTTTATTATGGCCGTTATTCTATTCGGCTTTAGTTTTGTCGCGTTTAGTGCTGAATTGCACGTCGTGCCGTCTACAGGTAAATTAGGTTATCCCGTTGGTGATTACAATGCTAACGGTATTCGTACTTGGAGAACCTTAGACGGCAATTTTGTTAAAGAGTATTCGGCTAAATATGATAGAAATTTGTTCATTCGTGATTTAGAGCGCAAAGTTCGTTCCGCCAATACCGTCCCCGTTGTCATAAATCAAAAAGTCCCCAAAAAAACAGTGCTAACAAACCTCTTGAAGCTCGCCCGTGTCGGCGGTGGCGCTGCTGTGGGTGTCGGCACCGGCCCCGTTGGTTGGGCTTACAACGCCTACACCGCCTATACGCTTGTTGAGCCACTTTTGAGGGCAGAAGATTATGTTTGGGATAATGACAAAAAGGATTTTGTCACAACAAAAGACTACGTCATGGTCATAGAAGCGTCTGACAATAAACAAACTATTATGGCGCGATATGGCATATCAAAAGATAGCTATAAATATGGCTACACCTCGTATAAATACGCCGCTGACGGCCTATGCAATAAAGCTACATCTTTACTGAAGCATACTATTCTTGACGGTGCGTTTCACGATTACACGCCTAATGGCTCGCTCTATACCGGTATTTGTGAGGTTGTTAAAAATGGTGATGAAAGAGCTTTGGCAATTTGGCGAATAGAGGAAAATAGGGATAAAGTAATAACACAATCGGAATTTGATGAAATTATCGGCCCTCAGGCCGATCAGTCACCAGATAGATTTGTAAACGCAACCGCCTATCAAAGTGGTGAAGTCCCCGGCGAATTTGAAGCAGGCGTAACCGTCCTCAACAATACGACAGCACAATCATTGCCCTACACAAACGCCAATGGGCAAGTTGTACAAACCGTTTGGAATTTTACAACCATCATCAACGCCGCCGGCCAGCCTGAAACGCGTGTCACCTCTCACGATGTGCCACGCCCCGATTTGCAACCCGATTCCCCGCAAGCGCCAAGTACGGGCGGTAGCACCGGTTCAAACCCCGGCAGCAACACAGGCGGCCAGCCCGGTTCAGACGGTTCGCCCGGTTCAGACGGTTCACCCGGCTCAGACGGTTCGCCCGGTTCAGACGGTTCACCCGGTTCAGACGGCCAGCCAAAACCTAACCCAAATCCCAATCCCGATCCAAATGAAAAGCCTGATGAAAAGCCGCAAGAAGGCTTCTTGTGTAGCCTTTTCCCCGATATTCTCGCCTGCCAGCTAATGGGTGAGCCTGATGAATCTATATTTGATGATATAGAAATACCTCAAGCAGTTAATGATACGACTTGGCAGCCAGATAATTTTTTACCGTTAAACGGTGTTTGTCCTCAACCTAAAATTTTTCATGTTGTTGGCCGCGAATTCAGGATTGATTATTCCCCTTTATGTTCTTTTTTGGAAAATGTCCGTTTCATGATCCTTTTGGCTTTTACTGTTGCAGCTGCTTATATAAGCTTTGGCGGATTGAGGAGTGATAAATAATGCCTGTTGCTTTGATACCATTTATAGCGTTGACGCTCAAATATCTTGTTGTAAGGTTGTTGATTGCGTTTGGTGTTGCCGCTGTTACATATGCTGGTTATTCCGTTGCAATGACTACTTTTAAAGACTACATAGTTCAAAATATGCAGTCTATGCCTGTTGATATATTGAATCTCCTTTTAATTTCGGGGTTTGGCCAAGGTTTGGGCTATATATTTGGTGCATTCGCTTTTAAGGTCGCTATGACAACAATTAACAAAATAACTATGCTAGTACCGGCTGGGGGTAAATCATGATCTATTTATTCACAGGCAACATGGGCACCGGCAAAACAAGCCGCGTGGTCGCCATGATTTTAGACAACGAAGACAATCTATTTAAAATGACGCTGGAAGACGGCACCGAAGTAGATAGGCCGCTTTATTTTTGCCACGTTGACGGCTTAAACGCCAAAAAGTTCAAGGCTCACGAACTAACAGAAGAGCAAATTCAGGCCGCCCCGCTGCGTGATGTGATACCGCAAGGCGCGGTGTTAATCGTGGACGAAGCACATTACACCTATCCCGTTCGGGCAGCGGCTCGCGGTGTGCCGCCCTATATCCAAGAATTGACTGAGCTGCGTCACCACGGCCACACCGTTATCTTGATGACCCAACACCCCAGCCAGCTTGATATTTTTGTCCGCAACCTCGTTTCGAAACATACACATATTGAGCGTAAAGCCATCGGCCTGAAGCAATACAGTTGGTACAAATGCGTTACCAGCCTAGACAATCCCGCCGCCGTATCAGGCGTTGAATCATCAGGCTTCAAGCCGCCTAAAAAAGCGTTTCCGTATTATAAATCATCCAATCAGCATAAAGGTATGCGCCAGAAGATACCTAAAGCCGTCTGGGCGCTTGTGCTGATTTTGGGTTTTATCGGCTGGAAAGGCTACGGCGTTTATAGTTCATACCAGCGCGGCGTTAATCCCGAAGTTGTACAGACACAAGAACAAAGCCAGCAAGCCGAATCAATACCTGAAATGCAGGTGTCCAATAGGGCCCCATCTGCTTCTATGGGCGGCGATTTGACCGCCACGCTGTTTGTGCCCACGCTGGCCGAAAAGCCCGAATCCAAGCCGCTTTACAACAGCGTGCGCCAAGTAAAAACCTATGAGCGTATCGCGGCCTGCGTTGGCGGCGGCCAAAGCGGTTGCACCTGCTACAGTGACCAAGCAACACCGCTTGCCGAAGTCACAGATGCCATGTGCCGCGAATACGTCAAGCATGGTATACCGTTCAACCCGTATAAAGACGATAGCCAAGCCGTTCAGACGGCCTATAGCCAGCCTGCTGACACGCATGCCACCTCAGGCGGCCAAGTGGCCGTAATGGGCGGTAAATCGCCGCAAAGCCTCATGTACGACAACCACGCGCAAGGCCGTTTGAATTAA